GCGGACCACATCAATCTTAATGGTGCGGTCACAGCAAATAATAACGTCACTATAAGCACAGACGGTAGAATTACAGCTGTTAATGCAGATATTACTGGCGCAATTACAGCAACTTCTTTGAATTTAGGCACTAATAAAATTTCTACTAACAATATCTCCGGCTTGTCTACCGTTGCAACAAGCGGTAAATATACGGATTTGGGTGACCAACCGACAATACCTACGAAAACCAGTCAATTAACTAACGATAGTGGGCTAGCATATACATCGCAAATTCCCACGTCCGTTAGCCAACTTGGACTTGATACTTCAAAGATTATTTACAAAGGTGATGTAACTCAAACGGAAAAAACAGATGAGTACGGTCAAACATACATTGAAACCAAGTTTGGCGATATAACTTATGATACTTATAGCGCGGGTGATTATATGGTCTTTGGTCAACAGGTGGGTACTAACGCTGATAATAATAATTATTTTACACTATCTAAAGAAGGGTTGTTGACCGCGCGAAATGCTGTAATCTATGGTGAGATTTATGCTGGCGAAGGTCAGATCGGTGGCTGGGAGATTGGCGACAGTTTGAGCAAAACAGTTAAAAGTATCGGCACTAACTACACTACTTATTATACTACATCTATTGCTCCTCCTGATAGTGTGTCAAGTAAAGTTTTTAGTATTCATCGTAAAGGTGTGACTAATAGTGGTGTGGTTGATGTAGATAATACGCCATTTTATATACAAGCCGACGGAGCTATAAATGCTAGCGGCGGATTTATTGGTGGTTGGAGTCTTTCACCTTATGGCCTTATGACGGTAGGTTCTGATTCGATGTATACAGGTATTAGAATAGACAGGATTAGTAGTCGAGCGGTTTCGTCATTAATCGAGGGCAATCCTGATGGATATATTCGATTTTTTTCTGGCGCGACATCACAATACGGAGATGGTGCAAAATTCAAAGTTCTTAATGATGGTTCTCTGTATGCAGAGGCGGTAAAACTTGGTAGTGGTGATATCGGCGATAATGATAGTGTATTTATAAGCACGACTAATACGACTGGACCAGCAACCTTCTTCCCGGATAATTCTACGGGAACTGCGACTGCGAGAACAAATTGGCGAATGACGGTTGGTAGTAATTTCGGCGTAACATCCGATGGGTGTGTATTCACACAGAATGCTAATATTGCAGGTACAGTTAAAGCAACTAGCGGTGAGTTTTATGGAGATATATATGCTAGTGGCGGTAACATAGCTGGATTTGAGATAGGAAACGGCACTCTGACTGCGAATCAAGGAGTAAAGATACAAGGTGGTGCCTTTACTTATATAGGCTTAAACACGTCGACTGGAGGCACTGCACAGACTTCGACAATAAGTATGCAGGCGTGGGGTAAGGATGGTAAGATTCATATACGTATTAAATCTGACAAGGCATTATTATTGGACGCCTCTTTTCATGTCAGGATAAGAATGTATACATATGATGTTATTGGCCAAGCTGGTCTATGGAGTGCAACACACACATTCACCATTTCAAAGAACAATACGACTAGCGACTGGTACACTCCTTGGTCAGATTCATATATTCTAGATACTTATTATGCTGGAACATTTGAGGCAAACTTTACACATCTAGCAGGAGATTATAATAGTGATGATTTGGTGTCATTAAGTAACTTATGGAACGCCACTGAATCGAGTCCTTATACATATACGGGAAACAGTAACTATGCATCTTTTCAGTTAACTCAAGACACTTCATCGCAAATTGAAATAAAGGGAAATTTGATGCCGACAATAAATGATAATCCAAAATCGGGATATAGTATTGGTAACGATGAACGCTATTGGAATAGCATTGTTTGTTACAATCTTACTCAAAAGTCAGATAAAAACTTAAAAAATACTATAAGCGATTTGAATGAATCGTATTCAAAGTTATTTGATAAACTTCGCCCCGTAACTTATAAGTTTAACGACGGCACAAGTGGACGACTACATACAGGATTTATTGCCCAAGAAATAGGAGATGCTCTTAATGAAGTTGGCATTGACTCACAAAATTTTGCCGCATATTGTGATTATGAGTGTGAAGATGGCTCGCATACCTACTCTTTGCGATATACTGAGTTTATAGCACTTTGCGTAGATCAAATTCAAAAACTTAAAAAGCGTGTAGCGGAACTCGAAGCACGACAAAATGATTAAAAGGAGAAAACATATGGAACAGAAACCAATAATCCTCGAACTTGAGGAAGCAAAACAAGAATTAATACAGTGTGTCAATGACATTATGCGTAAGCACGGGCTCAATTGCTATTTGATGGAGCCTATGTTTGCGGATTTGTACGCCGAAGTTAAGGCTGGAGCACAGAGAGAATTGGCTCAGGCTAGAGCAAATGAGGCTGCGAAAATGCAGATGGAAGGGGCGGCAGAGGCTGCCCCTCAGGAATAAAACAATACAAAGTGATTAAAAGGAGACTTTATTATGAAAAAAACTATTAAAGAATTTTGTGATGCTTATAAAGCAAAGAGATTTGTTATGACAAAGAACGGCCCAGATGAGAGATCCGAGTGGCTCAGAAAAGAGCTCGAAATTAAGACTTACATTCCCTTTAGGGAGAAGCGTAAGATTGCAGAAATGATAGTGGCGCAGAACATTAAGGAAGTTGACGGAATTAAAAAGTATGATGACATCAACAGTTATGTGTCGCTTGTCGTGGCTTCTATTATTGCACATACGAACTTGCGGTTTGATGAGGATGTGATCGCTGGTTATGACCTATTGGCAGAGAGTGGATTGTTGTCGCAGATTATTGCTGAATTTCAGGGTTCTCATGAGGAGATTGGTATTTTGTTGAAAATGGCCATTGCGTCCGAGCTTGAGGATAACAATGTGAATGTTCTTGTGGGCAGATTTTTAGATAGTGTTCTTAAGAGGCTTGATGGTGTTGTTGACGGAGTGAAAGATTTGGTTGACAACGTCGATCTCAAGGATCTTCTTGGAATGAATTTTGAAGAGGAAGATTTGGCCCAGCTGAAGGGCTTTTTAGATAAAATGAAATAAAATTTACGGAGGAGTTGGTGGATATGGCAAAGGAACACACAATAGATGATGTTATTAATAGCATTATAGATAACTATAAAGTCTTATTGGTTGATGCCGTAGCACACGTAGCAGAGAAAGCAAAAGAGGATATTAAAAGCACTGCGGTTCAATGCATGATCGATTATTATTATGGTGGATATGACCCGACAAGCTACTATCGTACAGGTGCTTTGATACAATCAATTATACCGTTTTCGACAATTTCGGCCAAGGGCGAAAAATTACAGTGTGTTGTTGGCGTAGAATATAGTCCATCAGCATTAAAGGATTATTTGGAAACTTTTGAATACCCTTATAAGGCATCAAAAAAATATGGGGAGCCAGACCCTGAATGGGTAATTGAAAACTTTTGGGAAGGCAAACACCCTTATACTGATGGTTCAAGTCGGCCCGGAGCAGAGATTAATTACCATAAATCACAGCAAACTCAGGATGAGGCAATGCGTAGACCTTTGCTATATTATGCACACACAACATTTCCTCGCGCAGTCATGAATTATATGCTCGTAGAGGGCTCAAAACTATTTTAAGGAGGTGGTGATATGGCTGATAAAATTACAAATGATATAACCCTGTTATTTAAAACGAAGTTGGATGAAAAAAGCAAACAAGAGGTTGGTAAAAATCTGAAGAGTCTGCTTGAGAATGCGGCAATTGGTTTTGACGAAGCGGAAACTAAGCGAAATCTTGAGCCAATCATTCGAATGATGAAAAAGCTCTTCGATAAAGCCGAAATAGCATTTGATGCCGATCAACTGCTTGCAATGCCCAGTAAACAGGCACTGCAGAAGATGGCTGAAATAGAAGTAGACCAGTTGCAGTTGGCCTTTGACAAAGCATTAGCTAAGAGCGGCGGTATTAAGATCGACTTTGGCGATATGGATTTGTCGGCAACGACCGAATCTCTGAAAAAGTTAAACAATGAGGTGTCCAGGATTGGAGATAGGGTTGCGAGTACAACCAAGAAGAGTGTGCGCGAGATTGAAAACACCATAACATCTCTCAGCAAAACCAAAAAACTCGATGAAACCGTAGAACATATCGAAAAAACTCTTGAGGCGGTTAATGACCCCAAACATTATACTTCGCAGAAATCAGCCGCAAAAGCGCTCCAACAAGCCCGTGATGCGCTTAATAAATCGGTTGAAAATAATGATCCTTGGGAGAAGCAGTATCAACATATGCTAAAATTTGTTTCAAGATATGAAGCAATGACCAAAAAGGTTAAGCCATTGATTGATGAGGAGAGACCTGAATTCAAATCTCTTTATGAGCAACTTGTGCCTAAGGCAGGCGAAATGAAAATGTCTCTTGAACACCTGATTGATCTTAGACAGGGCAATGAGCTTAGGGAATATAAAAATCAACCTTGGGCAAGAGAAACAACGCTCAAACAGATTAGGGATAGTCTGAAGAATGGCATTACTGTCAAGGAGGGCACTGGCGGCATCGACGAACGCCACGTAGATAACCCTACTCCGCCTTGGGAAGAAAACGATAATAAAACTACTAAGGTTCCAAATACTAAGGAGCCACTCGTGGACCCTGTGGACGTTAAGGGTGCCGAGTTAGTTATAGAAGCCGAAGAAGAAAGGCTGCGCCTTGTTGAGCAAAGAAGAATTGAAGAAGAGAAAGCGGCGGAGGCGGCCAGAAAAGCCGCCGAGGAAGCGAAGAAGAAAAAGAAGGCTGAAACGGTAAGTACTCCAAAAACAGAAACAGAAAAACTGATATACGACGCGGTTAAAGCCGCAAAAGGTGACAGGACTGACGGTCAGTGGGAAAATCTGGACTTAGATACAAGAGAGAGATTACTTGAAAAATCACTGAAATCTAGTATTGATTTTTCTGCGCTAGATGAAGACCAGCAATTTGATTTGTTGTATGATGCTGCGGGATATAGTATTGGAGCAAAAGGAAATAATTTATCTAAGATTGCAGCAAAATATGATGGACAGATTAAAGCCATAGAGCAGGTGGTAGAATTATCTTTGGATGAAGCATACAGCAATGCGTCAGAGGATATTCAGAAGCTTGTTCAACGATATGCTCAAGTTTTTGATAGTGGCAACGATGAATCTTTTGATTTGTATGACAAAATTAGAGAAAAAGATAGTGCTCTTGCTGACTTAATTGACAGCGATGATGGATGGGAGAATTTGAAAAGCAGATTGAACTCGGAGAGTGGGTCTGTCACACCTCCTGTAACCGAGAGTGCTACCGAGCAGACCAATAGTTCTCTCGCAGAGCAAACAACTCTATTGGAGAAAATTCAGAAACTTACAACGTATATAGACGATGAATATTTGAGCGCCGGCAAACATCTTTCAGATTTCCTAGATGATGTTCAAAGGGAAAGTGGTGAGCTTGATGGCGAACTCAAAGAAATATTAACTACGCTAAACCTTATTGATGACAAAGGAAATTTGACCTTTAATGTTAAACGCAACGGCGAAGAAGGCGGCGGCACTACTCATAATGGCGCACTCATTAGCGATGACTTTGTATTAATCGAAAGAGGGAACTATGAGCGCGTTAAAAATAGTAAATTGCCCGACTCTACGCAATCCGCTGCTAAAGATGGTGTAAATGTTGCTGAAGTTTTAGGGTATTTACCTTCTAAACATACTGAAGGCTTCTTTGATGTACAAGGTACAGCAAAAGGACACAATTTGTTTGAAGGCGGTGTATTAAGTCAGGATGTAGTTAATGCGACCGAAGATCAATTGGAACAACTTATTCAAGCATTTATCAAGGCTATCGACTATGGTTTTAATATTGAAAACGGTGGAAGTAATATTGTTTATGATAAAGAAAAGGGCTTCTCATTCTATGACTTAGAAGAGTTGTCTGTGGACGAGGCGGATTTTTGGAATAGTAAAACCGAAGCCGAAAAGAAGCTTTGGGCATTAGAAGAGTTGTTTTCATTATTTTCTGGTATCAATAGAGACCATGATGGACTCGAAAATGACGATGGCGCTGGTGTTTTAGCAGAGCGCATCAGGGGCGTTGTTGAGGCGAAAAACATAGTATCTTTTGATGATGTTGACGAAAAGGGACGTAATTACGAAGATATATATGACGATGTGTTTAGTCGCAATATAGATGACGAATTTGCTGATATTTTAGCGCAAGTAGATGCCGAAGCGGAGGCACATCGAGAAAATGCGGCGACAATCGTTGCAGAAACTCAGGCACAAGAGACTCTGAATGACGCAAAGGTTGAAGGTCAGCGGATAGATGTCAAAGAGGATGTTTCCACCGTGGTGGACAAACCGGTTGCTACAGTTGAGCCCGCAGGCGAAGTTGCAGCTAAGAGCTCCATTCAAACAGAAGAACTTAGACAGTTATTAAATTCAATTACTTATAACGTAAAAGTAGTCCAAGATGCTGAGCCGGCTGAAGATAATAAAATTTCTATTGACGAGGCGGCGCTAGAGAATGTTCTTAATAGAATTACTTATAATGTCAAGATTGCACATGATGATGCGGATAAAACTGCAAATAAGATTGCAATAGATGAGGGCGCACTTGAACAGACGCTTAATAGAGTGTTTGCGAATGTGCTTAACCCAGAAGTTGATCAAGCCGAATCCGAATCCAAGAATGAACCCTGGGCATTAGAAAAGACACTCCTTTCTGTTAAGGAAGTGCTTGATGGTATTCGCACAAACACAACGAAGGCAGAATCTGTTGAAATTGCTCCTGTAAACATGGAGGTTGATAATGTATTAGCAACCGAGAATACTTTGGCGGCGATTAAAACTGCAGTCGAGGCAATTAACAAGAAGGTTATTAAAGGCACGAAGGCTAAAACATCTAATGGCGGTGCCGAAAAGAAAGCCGGCGTAGGCAAGAAGAATACAGAAAACTACGCTGGTTCCCAGTATTTCACTGAAAAACTTAAGACCCAGACTATGCAACTTGCGAAGTTCAGAGCGCAGTTAATGACCACCGGCAAATTGACCGACGATGTTGATGCGCAGATTTACGAGTTACTTGATGCACTGGCGCAGGTTAAGAATGGCCCCGACTTCTCTCAGTGGGCTCAGAAGTTCCAGCAGTTAAAAACATCGGTTGGAATTACGGACATTTTTGACAAGGCTGAAGGTAAAGAGGCTACAGCTTCTTATCAGCAGTTAATCGAATTCCAGAAGACTCGTAATAAATTAGAACTTCAGTACGAGAAAGCACAAGACGGTTCAGCACTCAAGCAGTTCTATTCAGAGCAGCTAACACAAATGGATAACGTAATCGCAAAGCAGGAAGAAATGCTCGAAAACGAAGAGTATGAGGCAAAGCTTGCGAAAATACGTGAAGAACAGGCCAGAAAACTTGGTGAGGCAGAGGCTAAAGCTGCAGATAAGGCGGCGAAGAAAACTGCTACCAATGCTAAGAAGATGGCTCAGAGAGAAGCTATGCTTGGTAAGGCTGGTAATGCCGTTGGACGCGCAGAAAACACTTGGATGAGTGCTATTGGTCTTGAGGGTGAGTTACCTGCTGGTTTTGTAGCAGATATAGACAAATATTATCAGAAACTTGATGCACTCAGAAAGAAACATCAAGAGTTGAAAAATAGTGATATTATTTCCGAAGAACAAAAGAAGGAATTAATTGATCAGACAATAAGCATTAATAAGATGACTGAGGAAATTGGCGGATTGATATCTCAGTATCAACGCCTAAGCGGAGATAATACTGAGGTCTTGGGTGCTAGTACTCTCAGTGATAAAGCGACAATAGGTGAATACGAACAGGCATTAAGACAAGCGGTAATGACCGCTACTAATGGCAAGGCTCAAATCAAAGGTTTCGACCACGATACAAAAACTTTAACCTATACTTTAAAAACGGGTAAACACGCGTTTACTGAATATACGGCGGAAGTTAGGGAGCTAGATCATCAATACACGTCTACCGCTGGTAAGACCAAGAAGATGGAAACCTTCCTTGAGGCAACCAAGCGTAAGATGAAAGAACTTACGTCTTATTTCTCTGGTATGGCGGTGTTTAATCGTGTTGGTCAGGAACTGAGACGTGGCATTCAGTATGTCAGAGAGATTGATTTAGCATTGACGGAGCTCAAGAAGGTAACAGACGAGACAGAAGAAACTTATGATAAATTCTTAGATACTGCGGCAAAGACTGGTGCTAGACTTGGTACTACGATTTCTGCTGTAACTGAGGCGACTGCAACGTTCGCTAAGCTTGGATACAGTATGGAACAAGCTACTGAGATGGCTGAGGCTGCTATTGTATATAAAAATGTTGGTGACAATATTGAAAGTACTGGAGATGCTGCGGACAGTATTATCAGTACGATGAAGGGCTTTAGACTTGAAGCGTCTGAGTCTATGGCAATTGTTGATAGGTTTAATGAGGTAGGAAACCGCTTTGCGATTACTTCTCAGGGCATTGGCGAAGCATTAAGGCTTTCTGCGAGTGCTTTAAGTGAGGGCGGCAACTCACTCGACGAATCAATTGGTTTAATTACGGCCGCAAATGAGGTGGTAAGATTTATGCCACGTAGCCATAGTAATATGGTTACTAGAAGTGACTTAAAACGGGGAAACTCCTGAGAAGGACAATCCCGTGGGTAAGAATATGTAAATATTTTGTAAATAATATTATAATTATATTGACATTTTAAAATAAAGTATTATAATATATACACTACAAAATGATTAATATTCCCTGTAACGATCACAGAGACATAGGTAACTATTCTCGTATGTCACTATCCTATATATTAGGATAAAGAGATGATCTAAACTCATGCTATAATCTAATAATGAAACATGAGAGTTAGCCAGAAATGACTAACCGCCATAGAAATATGGTCAGTAGGCGTGGGAGCCGAAAGTAATAGATTGGAATGACCCTTCAAGCGTAGGAACCGCGCTAAAAACTTTGACATTACGTCTTAGAGGTTCAAAAACAGAACTTGAGGAAATGGGCGAAGACGTATCCGATATGGCTACGACCACATCCCAACTTCAAGCAAAACTTTTAGCTCTAACTGGTGGACAAGTTGACATCATGTTAGACGAAAATACGTTTAAGAATTCGACTGAGATAAATTATATGTCTCCATATGGGGAAACTTATATGCTATGTGCGTAAACATAGATAACAACTATATCGGTTAAAGACCAGAGGTGGTTCAGACCGAGCAAAGATTTATAATATTGCAAGGAGAAGAATTATGAAAAAATATCGTTGTGAGTCGGTTAGATTGTGTAGATTTTTATATGGTCTTGGTTTTGATAAAGAATCCATACAATATAATGGACAAGAAGCATGGTTGTTTGATAGAAGTCCTGAGTTGCAAGAAAGTTTGGATTTCTTTTTTTACATGAGGCAAAAATTAAAAAACAATACAAAATGATTAATTATTAAAGGAGCGAATGAATATGAAATTAAGTTTTTATGATTGGTGTGTTCAAAATGAACGCAAAGATTTATTGGGTCGATGGGATTATATTTTAAATAATTGTAGCCCAAAGGATATTTCATATGGTAGTGGGAAAGACATGTATTTTATATGTGATAAGGAACCAAATCATACATCTGAAAAACACCGGATTAGTCATATTACCAATATTGGTATTGATATTGATTGTAAGCAATGTAATTCTTTTTATCAATGGTGCATAGATAACTCTCGACAAGATTTAATAGATGCGTGGGATTATGATTTGAATAAAGATGATATACATTTTGTGCCATATGGCAGTGGTAAAAAATTTTATTTTTGTATTGAAACTAATATGCCAAGCATTCGATATGCTCTTTGTGAAATCACGGGATACAAACAATTGTGTCCTATTAAAAAGTTTTACAATTCATTTGGATATTGGTTGGTATCAACATATGGCAATACAGCAATTGAAAAATACTGGTCTGACAAAAATAAACGCACTCCTTGGGATTATGATAAGGGCAGTGGAAAATATGTGTGGTTTAAGTGTTTAGAAAAAGACTATCACGATGATTATTTTTCGCAAATTTATCATTTCGTTAAAGGTTCAAGATGCCCGTGGTGTGCAGGTAAAAAAATACATCCATTGGATTCGTTTGCTCAATACAATATTAATAGGTTGGGCAAGGATTTTTTAGAAAAGTATTGGTGTAAAGACAATACCATAGATCCGTGGTCGATACGTCCATTTACAAATGGATTACAGGTACATATTCAATGTCAGCATAAAGATTATCATCAGTATTGGGTAGAAGCATCAGATTATAGCATAGGTGTAGACTGCCCATTCTGTAATAGAAGTAGATTGCATACTAATGATAGTCTTGGCGTGTTGTATCCAAAAACCGTAATTTTATGGTCGGATAAAAATGAGAAGAGTCCATATGACTATCATCCACATAGTCATAAATTTGCATGGTGGAAATGTGAAAACGGCATTCACGAAGATTATGCCAGAAGGATTTCAGACGTGACATCACAGGGATTTGACCGTTGTTCTAGTTGTGTGCGAGCAGAACATGAGTCATCTTTTCAAAAAGAAGTTAGAATGTTTTTAGAAAATATGCAATATCAATTACTACATGAGTTTGATTGCAATATTGTGCCAATAAATCCAAATACAAAACAAAAAATGCCTTTTGATAACGAATTATGTGGGGTTTATGGTAAAAATATTATTATAGAAACGCATGGAATACAACATTATGAGCTTGGTGGGTGGCATATCACGCGAGCTAAGCAGAGAGGTATTACGCCAGAAGAAGAGTTTGAATATCAAAAATGGAAGGATGCCTTTAAGAAAGAGTTTGCAATTTCTAACGAATATGAATATTTAGAAATACCATACTGGACTATTGAAGACGGAACATACAAAAACTTAATTTTAGAGAAAATTAATCAAATTAAATTGCAATATTATAAAAATGCGTAGAGACTGCAGGTTATATGTGGTAACACATATAATGAAGTTGTTCGCCCTGTCGTAAGACGAGCGTAATATACAGTCCGCTCTCACAGTATAACCAAACAATGAAGTGTGAGAGATAGGCCGAAAGACCTATCCGCCACAGAAATGTGGTTAGTAACCATTCTCTGGTGAAAGTAACAGTAGGATTAAGAGAAATGGCAGAAGCATGGGAAGATATGAATGATATCCAGCGTGCATCTGCATTGGAATTGATGGGAGGCAAGAGGCAGGCAAACGTTCTTTCCGCCCTCATCCAAAACTTCGACACAGTAGAAAGTGTAATCGAGACCTCCGCCAACAGCGCAGGCTCGGCATTAAAAGAAAATGAACGCTACCTTGATTCAATTCAAGGTAAAATTGACCAATTCAACAACGCTATGCAAGCAATGTGGAGCAACACGCTTGATAGCGGCTGGGTCAAGGGTTTTGTAGAATTAGCTACTCAACTCGTTAAAATCGTTGATGCAATTGGCCCTCTTAACATTGCTCTTGTCGGTTTCTTTACATATCTTGAAAAGAAGCATGGTGTTCTGAGCAATTTCTTTAAGCCGGCAGAAGATGGCGTCGAAGCGCTCAAGAAGCAACTCGCAAAAGCCGAGCAAGATCTTGCTAAGGCAACTCAAGCAGACATGCAACATGGTAGTAAGAAAACTGCTCAAAACAGAAGAGACGCAGAAGAAAGAGTTGCAATTTTGAAATCTAAAATTCAAGAATCTTCTTCAGAAGCGATTCTTGACGGCATCGATGAATCTTTTGACCCAGGAAAAGTCAAGAAATCAATTGGCGGCAAAAAAGGCGCTATTACAAAACGAGCAAAGAAGCTCGAAAGTGAGGGCATGTCTTTTGCTCAAATTCAAGAAGATCCTAAAATTAAACAATGGACGCAAGAAGTCAAAGAAGGTGAACAAGCACTTAATGACTATAATGCAAAAGTCGTACAAGCCGATGTTATTTTGAAACAGAAGAATGCAACCACCGCTCAGGCTGCCGGTGTTGAAAACGCAAAGGCAGGAGCAGAAGCCGGTGATGCTGTTGCGACAAATGCCGGAACTGTGGCTGATGCAAATGCAACTACTGCTACGACTACAAAAACAGCGGCTACCTGGGCTGATATTTGGGCTGAGATGACGCGCACCGGTGCGACTGGTGCATCTGTGGCCGCAACCATTAAGCAAGTGTTAGCAACTAAGCTTGCCAATTCGGCTTTGGTGCAGAAGGGGCTCGCAATTATGGGTGTTACAGCGGCAGAGGGTGCAAGCATTCCTGTGACAACCATGCTCGCAGGTGGTTTTGTTGGTCTTGCTAGTAGCATATGGTCTGCTATTACAGCCATGTGGACATTCATGACTACAACTCCAATTGGTTGGATATTGCTTGCCGTAGGTGCTGTTGTTGCTCTTGGCGCAGCATTTTCTGCTATACATAAAACCACAGAAGAACTTAAAGAAGAATTAGACGGTTTCAAGTCCGAACTCTCTGACGTTCGCTCCGAATTAGATTCTGTTAACTCTGAACTTGAAACAACCAACAAGCGTATGGAAGAACTTCTTGCGAAAGATAAATTAACATTCGAAGAGCAAGAAGAACTTGATAGATTGCGTGCTACAAATGATGAATTGGAGCGTCGTAAAAAGCTTTTAGAGAGCGAAGAAGAATACAAAACCGGGCTCGTTGGTCGCCAGGCGGCAAGAGTTGTTGACAGTACAAAGAATAATTATGACTTTTGGGAAAGTATTCTTCCTGTTGTACGTCATTTCAAAACAACTGCGGAAGAAGATGTAAAAAATAATATTGACGATTATAAGAAGATTAAAGAAAAATTTGATAATGCGTCCACCTTAATATGGCAAGAGGAATATCAAAAGCAACTCGATGCAAAAGCTGCTGAAATAGATAAATATATTCTCGAATTATCAGAGGCATTAGATGGTGTGGAATACGGCGACAGTGAAGAGTCTGATGCAGCACTAGACTATTTGGCTGAGCTTCAAGATACTTATGGTATTGCGCGTGGCTCCGCTAGTGCAGAAACAAATGCTATTAAGGGTGTATTCAATAAACCAGAATTCGAATCTATGTCTAAAGCTATCAACTATTATGTTGAGGCGTTAAAAGATGGAGATGAGAATGCTGCCACATCTATTGAGGAAATCATCAATAACAACGAAGATTTGGTTGCAGACCTTGAAGCCCATGGTGTTGATGCGGATAAAGCTATTAAGTATTGGACACAGCTTGGCTCGGATGCGAATTTTTCTACTCTTGAGGGTAAAACTGAAGAGATTAAAAGGGCGACAGAAAAACTTCCAGATGCGTTTAACAACATTAGTCAATTTATGGATGGTGACGAGGTTGATAAGACTGCTATCGCAGAATATTTTAAAGGCACATCCGATAAAACCCGCGAAGAAATTGCTAAACTCATCCAGGATATCAATGACGGCAAGATTGACGTCAATAATGCTCTAAAGAAGTTTGAACTTTTTGGTGTACAATCCGTAGTTGAAATTGAAATTAGTGAAGTTCAAACAAACTTCAAAGATACCTTTACAGACCTTGAAAATGCTGATGGACTGATTAACACATTCCAAGAACTTGCTGATGCTATTGGCAGTACCTCTAAGGCTATGGATGCGTTGAATGCGGCGCAGGCCGAAATGGACTATAGTGGGCGAGTTTCTATTGAGACCGCGTTAAAACTTATGGAGTCAACTGATGATTACAGTAAAGTTTTAACTATCTCGGAAGGTAAGCTTGTACTTGCCGAAGACGCAGAAGAAAACTTAATTGACGCTCGACTTGAGGGCATGAAGGCTTCTGCCCTTAAGGCTTTAGAAGAAGCTAAAGCAGCAAGAGAAACTACCGTATTGGCTCGTTCTACTGCGGAGACAGCATTGTCAACATATAATTCTGCGATAGAGACTGAAATGGCAGCCGCTGTTACCGCTACCGCATGGGATAAAGTGCTTGCTGCAGCCGCTGGTTTATGGGCCGGTATTAAGAGTTTGTTTACCGATGAGTCTTGGACCGAGGCATACGATAGAGCATATCAAGAAACCTTGAATTCACTTGGTGGTGATAGAGCTGCTGAGGTTAAAGCAAAATATGCCACTGCGGAAGAACAAGCTAAAAAGGCACAACTAGAAAAAGATATTGAAAATGCCGATAAGGCTATAGCGGAACAAGACAAAGAGATTGAAAAGCTTCAAGGTAATTATGATCTTGTTAGTGGATTGAATAAAGATAATATTGGCGATGTATTCAAATCTGATGACCTTGAAGACCCGGAAGATGCAGAAAAGAAGAAGCAGGACGACATTAAAGACGGTTGGGAAGCTTTGCTTTCTAAATACGAAAACCAGCTTGCTCTCCTTTCTAACGAACGCGATCTTATTCAAGCCGAAATTGACAAAGCTGAAACGCAAGGTGGCAAGGCGTCTACAAAGTATTATGATGACCTAATCGACAATTCTAATACCGAAAAGGAGCTATTAATACAAAAGAAAGCCGCGCTTGAAGAGTATCTTACGGCTAACGCTGGCGCAATCGACCAAGATACTTGGACTGATTACAACAACGAAATCAATGCAACCGCTGTTGCCATAAAAGAGTGTGAAATTAATACAATCGAATGGGAAGAAGCCATTCGCGAAATTGATTTACATTACTTCGAGCAAATCACAGATGAGATTTCTCGTCTCGGCGAAGAGCTTGATTTTGTTAACAGTCTTCTTGAGGACGAAGAGGTTGCCGACGAAAATGGCAATTGGAGCTCTGCGGCACTTACCCGTATGGGTCTGTACACTCAGCAGATGGAGAAGGCTGCCACGGAAGCAGCAATGTACCAAGATGAACTTGACAAGGTTAATGAACAATATAAAAATGGTGAATTAAGCGAAGAACAATATCAAGAGAAATTATCTAACCTTGTGAGCGGACAACAAGATGCCATTGAATCTTATAAAGATGCCAAGGATAGTATCGTTGAAATGAATGAGGCGCGTATTGATGCTATTCGTGAGGGTATAGAAAAAGAGATCGAGGCATATGAAGATTTGATTGATGCAAAAAAAGAAGAACTTGATGCCGAAAGAGATTTATATGATTTTAGAAAAAATATAAAAAATCAAACAAAAGAAATTTCAGAATTAGAACGCCGTATCGCAAGCTTGAGTGGTAGTTCTGCGGCTTCAGATATAGCTGAACGTCGTAAACTTGAAGCTCAACTTATGGAAGCAAAAGAGGGCTTAAACGATACATATTATGACCATAGTCGCGATGCCCAGTCCCAAGCTCTCGATGAAGAATCTGAAGCATTTGCTCTTTCTAAAGAACGATATATTGAGCAGTTAGAGGAACAGTTAAAAGACACTCAAACTCTTATCGAAAATAGCATAATGGACGTTATGCTCAATGCAGATATTGTTTATACAGAACTTAACGAGCTCGCAGATTTGTATGGTATTGACTTATCCGATTCGTTAACATTACCTTGGAAGAACGCATCTGCTCAGGCGATTAAGTGGAAAGATGAACTAAAAGAGAGTATGACTGCGGGTGAGTATGCAGCGTTGATAGGCGAGGGCGGAGCAATTACTGGGTTTGCAAATGGCGTCGCCGCTAAATTGCAGGGTTCATGGAGTAAAGCACAGACTGCGGCAAAGAATTATGCTGGATATTTAACTGGTACGGAGTTGAAGAATAAGTTCACCAATACTCTGACCGGTTTTGGTAGTCAGATCCAGAGTATTATCGATAAATGGAATGGCGTTAAAGCTGCAGCTGATGCCGCTTATACTGCACAAACACGCGAAGTAACTGTTGGCGGTACAGGTTCTAATACAACTGGCGATAGCGATTCGGGGTCTGGTGGTGGGGGCGGTAGTACAACACCCCCAACGAAACCTACAATTCCAAAATCCGCAACCGCATATCTTAAAATCGGCAATACTGTCTATTCTGCAATTGGTTCTGGCACATCATTATCGTTAGCACAAACTGCGGCTACTGGTAATGTGGTGCAAAAGGCGTACAACGCTTATAAGGCGATGGGTTATGATGATTCATGGATAGACAAGCGTTATTCAACGTGGAAGAAGAACGTTACGTTTACTAAGCCACCAGTCGCCGTTAAGAGTAATGCCAATATTCGTCAGAACTTGATGTATGCGAAAGGTACAACTGGCACTACTCGTGACCAGTGGGCAATTACAGACGAACCAAAATTCGGAGACGAATTAACCATGTATGCAACTCCCGAGGGTACGCTTTCATTTATGAGAGCCGGAAGCACCGTTATTCCAGCTGACTTAACACGGGAATTAATCGATCTTCCAAAGGTTGTTGATGGCTTAATTAATAGACCGAAGTTTGATTCTGGTATTAACATGATTGCTAACGCAATTAATAAGCCAGAAATTGTTATTGATGTAGAGAACTTCTTAAAGGTTGACAGAGTTGACAAGGACAGTCTTCCTCAACTTGAAGCAATGATGGATAAAAAGATTGATACATTCGCTCGTCAACTCAATTACTCTATCAAGAAATTTAGCAGATAAAACAAACAATTACTTAGCATTTGGTGGGGATTACTCCCCACCTTTGCTAAATTATAAGGAGAAACTTTAAATGAACAAAAATATTGAAGTAGTTAAGGAGGGAAAACCACTATGGTAAGTCCTCATAGAATAAAATATAACAATATATTTAGTAACGAACTAAATATACCAGATCTTATTATGTGCGTCGCTATGGATAGTGACAATGGCGAAACCCCCTCATTCTTAAACAGAGAGGCGGTGTCTTCTGAGTCACATGATGGTCGCTATAAAAGAATTCATAGATTTAAATTCACAGAAACATTTGCACCCAAGTTTACATTTTTCAAGAAGGATTTTAGTAATTTTGACATAGACGAAGTGCGTGTGGTTTTAAAGTGGTTGACATCAAAAGATACCACTTCTCTGCTTGAGGTCTATTATGACGATAGTAATGTAGTAATTTGGGCAAGTATTGGCGGATTTGTAGATTTACAAACCTATAAACTTGCTAATAACCGTACTATTGCGATAACTGCAACTTGGGATAGTATATCGCCATTTGCTCTTTCTGACCTCTATACTGTCACCAAAACAATAACATCAACAGACAATAAAATTATAATTAACATAGATACAGACGACAATAAACCTGTTTATCCTCGAATTACAATTCAGGAAAAAGGATCTGTAGTTCGTATTGCAGATGGCACAACATTAACTTATCTGTCCGATATGGTTGAGAATACAGTGTATTACAATGGCACAACATATTACTGGAAAACTGCCGACAGCACTGACCCGGCGTATTTTCATTCGTCTACAACTAACCCTAATTTGAGTACGACAAGCGCAAGGATTACTAACAGACATACGGACTTTTTGAATCAGTCTACCACACTTACTCCTACCATAGTTAAGAATAATAATAATTCAGAAGAGGTAGTGCTTGACGGAGCCAACAAGGTTATCTCTAGTTCTAGCGTCAATCGTGTATTCGATGATGATTTTGTAAACTGGAATTGGTTGATGTTGCTTGATGGCAAAAACGAGATTACTATAGAGGGCAACTGTATGGTGACTATCGAATATAGGGAACCTCGCAAAGTAGGCGAATACTAAGGTGGTGGTTATATGAAACTATTTATCCCGAAGGATTATTTTAATAACCCAACACCACCAGAAATATATCTTTGTAACACATCGAAGCGTACACTTGGTCAACTGCCAGCTTATGACAGAAGAGGAACGTTTAAGTGGAATACATATTCTGAAATACAGTTCTCTGTTGACAGAACTTATGTGGATATACTTACCGGAGAAACAAAAGTTCACCCTTTGTTCGACAAGGTAGAAAGCCCTCGTAATGTATATGTGAAAAATATTGGATATTTTTCATTGCAGGATATTGATACAAGCCATGGTGATAAAGATACGAAGACGGTTACCGCCTTCAGTTTAGAATATTCAACCTTGGGTACAAAATATCTGACCAACTTTAAAGTCAATAAGGGTGAGGTTGATTCAAAGGAAGTCATATATCTTGCGAGTTTGTACGGTGAAGACTATAGCCCAACAGGAGACAGTTTATATACGAAAGCTACTGCTGCGTTTGACCCATATGAAAGTTATTATATAAAAGATTATACAGATAATAATTCGTACACTTGGAATCAGGTAGAAATTAGCGACGCATCGGTTTACGCCACATATGATGGTTCAACAGTTGCTACAACACTATATGTTAAAAAATATCCTAATGTAAGATTTTATTATCCTACAAAGCCAGAATTGAGCCTTCTGCATCTTATTTTAGAATCTGTTCCCGAGTGGAAAATAGGCAATGTTGATGCAACGCTTTGGCGCAAAGAAAGAAGTTTCGACGAAAGCCGAGTGGCGATATACGACTTCTTGACTGGTACCGTAGCAGATACATTTGGTTGCGTCGTGGAATTCGATACTTTGACAAGTACCATAAACATCTATGAAGAAGTGGATGATGGCATAACTGAGGATAACGAGGTTGCTACTAGATGGGCAACGGATGTTATGGTCTCTCGTGACAATCTAGCTAACGAGATTAACATTTCTTATAGCTCCGACAATATCAAAACAAAACTTACTGTTTCTGGTGCTGATGATTTAAATATTAGCGAAATCAATCTTGGTCGAAATGAAATTATGAATCTTAGTTTTTATCATACTACCGATTGGATGGAACAAGACTTATTTGAAGCTTATGACGACTATCTTGAGGCTGTTGAGGAGGCTAACACAGGTTTAGATAAAAATGGACTATCTAGCACAATATATCCAATGTCTTATTCTGATGCTGTGCAAAAATGGGTGGCCGCTTATAATAAGTGGGATGACCTAATGAATGCCGTTCCGGCAGAGAATGATACTGTGCTTATTGGCGATGAATTTAAGAAGCTATATTGTATGTACACACCAATAGATACGGCATTTGTTAAGACAACAATTCCAGAAGCGAGTCCAACTTCAGAGTTTGATATTATTTATTCCGATCCTGAGTGTACGACGGCGATTGTAGAGATGAGTCTATCTAATAATGCAACATTTATTATTCAGGGATACGCATACGCTTATAACTCTACAACGGGTAAATTTGCATATGTTCGTCGTGTCGCTACTACAACAGCACTCGATGCGTTGGTTGAAAAACTTGGTTTGTATCACGTTGATGAAGACACCAAGGGTACCAAAAATGACAATGTATTATTAAAGCTAAAGAATGCCAACTCTGATATTGCTACTATTCGCATTTACGACCCAAAGCGTTTAGTAAACGATAATTATAAGGATGGCGTTCGATATTACACTAGATCTGTTAGTGCCTCTGGTGTTGAAACATACACGAGGGTTTATATTAACTCTGCTACAGAATTTGCAGCATATGATAAAAACTCATTATATACCAACAACTATACAATTCAAAGCGTTGTGGTTAGAGCAACAAGCGGTTTGTCTGATGCTCCATCTTATTGGAGTATAGCCAACGAGAACATCTCTGACGGTGATAACATTGGGCAATTTACCGAGTGGATTAAGGGTAACCTCACTGCCGAGGCAATGGATTTAGAAGGTTATACTGTTTCTTATATTGGTACAATGGGTGCGTATCTTGTTTTAGCGGAGAACGAATTTGTGATGACCGATGATGGACCGGTTCCATCAAAAGATTATTTGAGAACATATGGTGTTAATCTTCTTAAAGAGAAGCATGAAATTTATACTACCATATTCCAAACACAAACCGAGGCAATGTACTCTCAAGAAGATTATCAGTGTGTTGCGAGTGCCGAGCCTCCGACAGGTACAATTGCAAATGAGACAAGATGGTTTGATACAGATAGTAATCCACCCACATTGTATAAGTGGAATGGTCAAAGCTGGGCTTATGTTGAGACGGATGCCGATCCTGCCGATTTGGAAAATTATCAGCGATATATAGATAATTATCTAAAGCTTCAAGCAGTACAAGAGGTGTTACTTGAGAAAACACGCGAAGCAGAATATTGCCTGAATGGGTATTCTGTTCCAGATAGAAAAATTGACATTTCTTTATATGCAGAAGATAGCGATGGCACGTTAAGATATAATGGACAAACTTTAGAAGAGAATATGCATAGAGCAGCGCAAGAACATTTTACCACACGTGGAGCTAATGGCGAAGGCGTGACAATGTATAATGTTGTAAGAAAAGCATTTAACGACAAATTACCGCTATATACTTTTACTACAGCTTTTGATCCAGATAGTACATTTGCAGTTTATCTTAGCGGTACAACCCCGTATGTCGCTTATGCAGATTCTCGTGGTGTATATCAGATGATTAGAAACTATATTCGTGATAAGACAGAGATGTCAAATTTCTTTACTGAAGATCAATGGATTAGGCTATCTCCTTTTATTAGAGAGGACGAGTTTAATGACTCCAACTTCTTACTGACGGGATATGAGTCGGAGGAAGAAAGAATGAGTATCTGTGAAGAACTTATGGAGGCGGCAAATAAGGAGCTAAACACCTTATGTCAGCCTAGCCTTGAGTTCTCTATGACTATGGCTAACATTTTGGCATTACCTGAATTTGCACCTCTTATAGACCAGTTCCAGCTTGGTAACTTTATTCGAGTTCACATCAGGGATGGATATATCAAGAGGTCGAGATTACTTGAAGTTGATTTGAATTTTGATGATTTAAGCGATTTTAATGCCACATTCGGTAACTTGGTCACTACAAAATCAGAGATCGATAAGCACGCCGAATTACTTGCCCAGGCAGTATCTGCGGGTAAGCAGGTGGCTACTGCTGCGAGTGATTGGCAGAGAGCTGTTGACAAATCAAATAAACTGGAAGAGGCAATAGCAAGTGGTCTTCAGGACGCTGCTCTGCAAGTTGGTCGAGCGAGTGGACAGGCAATTTCGTGGGACCAAAATGGATTCTTCTGTAGAAAGTTTTTAGACGGTACTACTGACCAATATGAAAACGAACAAATAGCAATTATCAACAATAAAATTGTTTTCACAAATGATGGTTGGCAAACTAGTAAGGCTGCACTTGGTGAATTCCAAGTGGATACCAATGGCGATGGTGTGGCAGAGACGATGTATGGACTTCTCGCCGACGCTGTAGTTTCGGGCTATGTCAAAGGTTCTGTCATTGAGGGTGGTTCTCTGAAAATCGGTGGCACTGGTGGAACATTTATTGTAAATGAAGACGGTTCTGTTCAAATCCTCGGTCCAGACGCGGAGACACCGGTTTATGCAACAAAGGATTCTGTTGATTTAGTTAATAATGCTCGTCAGTATTATACCGAACTTGTATACAGTGGTTCAACCATATTTACAGAGCCAGGTCAGTCTTGCACAATAACGTGCAAGGTATTTAGTTGGGACGATGATATAACCGAGAAAGTTAAAACCGCAGGTGGAAAATTCTCTTGGGTTCGTAGCTCTAATTCAGACGACTCTATATGGAATGCCTCTCATTCGGCACAAACGTCCAACATAATTACTATAACAAACGAAGATATTGTAAAGAACGCACAATTTTCTTGTGAAGTTCAATTTGATGACGAAAAAATAACATCCTAAGAAGGGAGGATATATTATGGCAAGCAAAACACTGCATTCATCAAACATAACATTTATGGACACAACGGATGATCGTAAATTAGATATTTATATTTCTAGTAATCATCCTACTGTCCAAATTTATAATTCCAACACCAAAGTATATACTCCCGACTGGAGTACTACAAATCTGCAACTTAGCGCAGAAATATATCTCGACTCAAAAGATGTAACAACTGACGCTCAAACAATAATCGGATGGTATACGAAAATTGGCACTACAGAAACATTAGTTGGAACTGGAGCAAATCTAACCATATCTACTAATGCTTTAGTGACCAACCCAATTATTACTTACATCTGTAAAGCGGAATACCAGAATATTGACGCATTGTCCCAGCAAACATTTACTCGTGTAGACACAGGACTTAACGGTAGTGATGGTACCAGTGTAAATATCAAAGGTACCGCGACTTCTGCTACATCGGTTACAAATACTGATTATTATACCATTACCTATGACGGTAGTAATATATCTGCTGCAGAATTAAATGACGCTTATATGTATAACGGCGATTTGTATGTATGTGTAGACTCTAGAGATGGGATAGATTACTTCATTAATGTTGGTAGAATTCAAGGTCCAGCGGGTGAGAATGCTAAAAACATTGTCCTTAGCGGCAGTGCCCAAGTATTCAAAATTAACAAAGCTAATGTGTATGCTCCCGCTACCATCTCGGTTACCGCACATACATTCAACACCTCAGCAACGACTTGGACTTATAGCATAAATGGAGGTCAAACTTTTCTAAGTACCGTTCCAACTGGTGTAACACGTAACGGAAATATCGTAACTGTCACTGGTTCAACCCTTGCTTCAAATTCGCTGGTTGTTAAGGCATCTGACGGCACTGTTGAGGACGTGTTTACTATATACAAAGCATTTGACGGTACGGACGGCTCGACTGGAGCACCAGGAACTCCTGCGCCGCTTGTATTTTTAACTAACGAGAATATCTCTTTTGCGGCGAACGCAAGCGGTCAAATAGCGACAACGGCATTTACTACGAATGTTGTAGCATATAGTGGCACAACAAAAGTAACTCCTACTATAGGTACAATTACCGGTCTGCCAGCAGGCATGACCGTTAGTACTCCCGTCACTACGGCAAATGAGCAAATTCTAACATTTAGTATAGCCAATAATTCAACTTTAGGTGCGACTACAAGCAATAGCGGCACAATTACTATCCCCATCACAAGCCCCGTAAGCACCAACCTAAAACTGAGTTGGAGCAAAATTAATACTGGAGCAACTGGTGTTGGAATTAAATCAACTACTGTAACATACGGTGTATCAGATTCTTCTACTATTCAACCAACAGAATGGCAATCGACTATTCCTACGGTTGCAGATGGTAAATATCTTTGGACCCGCACTGTTACGGATTACACAGATGACGCAATAGCAGATACTGTTACTTACATTTATGCTAAGCAAGGCACAGTGGGTGATACTGGCCCTAGCGGTTCGTCTGTTACGGTGTCCTCTATTCAATACCAAGAAGGTTCAACTGCTACGACCGCACCGACAGGTACATGGTCTAACGCAGTAGTTGCAGTTGCAGATGGTAAATATCTTTGGACCAAAACAACATTCTCGGATAGTAAAGTTGCCTACGGCGTTGCTAAACAGGGTTCCGCTGGTACTGCTGCATCACTTGTGAATATTACACCGTCAGCCTTGTATTTTAAATCAACAACTGGTAAAGATGGTGTATTTACACCCGATTATATCTATCTTTATCCTAGGTTCCAAACTGTAACTTATAGTGGTTGGCAATATTCTGTTGACGGTGGTACTACTTGGGTTAATGCGTCTGGAGCTAATGGATTGACAATAGGCACATATAATTCTGTGGCAAATTCTTTAAGAATAAGCAAAAGTTCAACTTTGTATACGGATGCTATTACTTCGATATCGTTTAAGTGTAATAGCAACAATAGTTCTGTTTATGATGTTGTCTCTATAGCAAAGATATATGATGTTGTTGATTTGCAAATTGGTAGTAGAAATTTAGCGAGATTTACCGACAGCGAATATTGGTCTCATTATGGTTCCGCAACTACCAACATAAGTTTTTCAGAGGGTACCAGAAGCAGAAGAATTAAGGTAGAATGTACAATTACAGACACCTCATCTTCCGCGTATTTTGGAGTTCAGCAGACGCCACAAGCCAGATTGATGAAATTACAACCGAATCAGGAATACACTTTGTCGTTTTTAGTACGTGGTAATGTATCTAATATTAATTATACATACTTGATGAATTCGGGTTCTACTAATATACCAATACGTATGATTAATACGCCATCAATTTCAGAAACAGAGTTTACAAAAATTGTCCAAACCTTTACCACCACTGACAGCGTAACAACATCAACGGGATCTTATTTGATGTTGAGTTATTTGGGTGCAAAAGATCCAACAATGTGGTTTGAATTAGAGGAAATTCAGTTAGAGGCTGGTAATGTAGCAACAGACTGGGGCAAGGCGCCAGAAGATTTAATAGAAGAAGCATCTAATGTTAATATAATGCTAAGTAACGAATCTCATCTTTTTGAGGCAACTGCAAGCGGTGTACCTACTGAAACAAGCGTCACATTAGATGTTGTAGGATATAAAGGTTCGATTTTATCTGAGACAACAGTTGGCACAATTGCTGGATTGCCATCTGCTGGAATGACCGCAGTAGTTTCCGATAATGGAACGACCAACACAAAAATAACTATCAGCGTAACATCTGCTTTAACATCAGATATAGCCGATTACGGAGTACTTACAATTCCTGTGACTGTCAATGGTAATACAATCAATAAACTATTTAGTTGGTTAAAAGCTAAGGCTGGCGAAATGGGTGCTGCTGGTGGAGATGCCGTTACATTCCAAGTTTATTCGAGCAATGGGTATGCACTATCTATCAATACGCCTACTGTAACATTACAAACTTTTGCTTATGTTGGCGATACCGAAATTACGGCCGGTGCAACATATCAATGGTATTCGTACAATGACGGTGTTTGGAGTGCAATTTCTGGAGAAACACTTGGATATTTAGACGTGTCTCGCGAAGATGTGTCCTTTAGTAACAGTTATATGTGTAAAATGACATTTGACGGAGTTGAATATTCTGGCGTTGCAACTGTTGATGATAAAAATGATAGTAACGCATTCTTTTCTTCAAAACCAACTTCATATACGGCGGGTGATTTCTGGCTTACTGCGGCAGATTATACACCGCCAGGACATAGCGTTGGTACGTTGCTTAGAGCAGAACATACAAATTCTATATATTCAGATGATGACTGGGTGATAGGCTCGAAGTATGACGCAGATATTTCTGATCTTAAAAAGGATATAGACACATATAATCAACACTTTTCATTCGATTCTGTAAATGGCGTAAAGATTAGTGCTAGAAGCGATGACGGCTCTCTATCTGAGTTTTCGACAACATTGACGAATGAAAGGTTGTCGTTTAATTACGGCAATAACGCTGTCGCATATATTGATGCTACAAAAATGAATATTAAAGAAGCAGAGATTGAATCTCCGTTAACCATTACAGGTAAATATTCTGGTAGCACGATGGAACAGGCGCCAATAATTAATATTGGTAATTTTAGTATAGTAGTTGAGAGCAATGGTAGCCTCTCAATTGTAGCAAACACATAAGAGAGGTGAAAAAGAATGGCAATTATTAACGGAACTTCGGTGGAGGGAATGACCCTCCAAGCCGATTATTCATATACTCAAAATATATCAGCTAATACATCAACTGTGACGGTTACGCTAAAATTAGTAAACCATTATGCGCTATATGCGTCCGCACTTAGCGGCTCGTATATTTCTGTTGGTGGTAATAAAACAAACTACAGTAAATCAATTAGTTATGGCGGTTCTACTACAACCACAACTACATTGGCAACAAAAACAGTAACAGTTACACACAATAGCAACGGAACTGGAACTTGTGCTATCGGTGGTACATTTGTTATGAACGGTACTTATCGTAGTACTTATGTTGGTACTATGTCAGTAAGTTCAACGATAACATTACCAACCATTCCTAGATCTTCTGGTTTAACTGTGCCGTCAAGCATTAATACTGGAGCGACATTATCAGGAACGGTATCTCCATCTTCGACCGTATTTAACCATAAAGTCATACTTAAGACCGGTTCGACTGTAAGAAACACTATTAGTTTGGCTGCCGGTACGACCGCATTTAGCGACGTGGTTGAACATAACTGGTTTCCAAGTAGTACTAGCGGAACCGTTACTGTGGTTTTAGAAACATATAATGGAACTTCCTTAGTGGCAACAACCTCAAAGTCTGTAACTGCTAATGTGCCGACATCTGTTGTGCCTTCCGTAAGTGCATTTACTGCGGCAATAGCAGCCAATGGGCTAAGTGGCTTATATGTTCAAGGCAAAACCACTGCAAAGTTAACGGCTACCGCAACGGCTGGTGCGGGAAGTAGCATTAAGTCTTATACTTATAGTGGACCAAATGTAACTTCGTCGTCAAACTCAACAACAATTACGGCGAATACAATAACCACTGCGGCAATTAAATCGTCTGGCACTTTGACTTATACCGTACAGGTACAAGATGCCCGCGGTAGAACGGCTAGCAAGACTGTATCAATATCTGTTTACGCATATAGTGCGCCTAAAATTGGATCTATATCTGTTCAGCGTTGTACATCTGACGGTACGCTTTCCGATAGTGGCACATATGCAAGATATACCGTTAACTCGTCCTATGCCTCTGTTGGTGGTAAAAACACTCGAACGGTAACGGTTGCTTATAGTAGCAATAATGGCTCTACATATTCTGCTACTACGACACTACAGGCGGCAACAGATACTGCCAATTCTAAAACCGGCACATATGGCGGTGGAGCTTTTGCGGTAGCAAGTTCATATTTGGTTAAGTTTACAATTACAGATGCCTATGGAGCAACGCATAGTGCGACAGCTTCGTTGCAGTCTGCGGCAAGGCCAATTAATATTCGCTCGAATGGTAAGGGCGTAGCGATTGGTGCTATGTCCACCAAAGACGCGTTCGAAGTTGCTATGCCTGCAGATTTTAATTCAAGTGTCAACATTGATGGAAAGTTAACACTGACAGGAGGGTTGTCTACCCCATTATCTATTGCAAATGGTGGAACAGGTGTATCGGCAGCTAGTTCTCTTGCTAGAACCCATATTCACAACGACATAGCTGGAGCGTCTAGTTCTGGTGGTACGTTGGGATATCTTCGAATTGCGAGAGTACAAATCACGGCAGGTTATGTAAATCAACCGATTGAAATTAAATTTAGTAGAAGACTAGATTCTAGACCCACAACTGTATCTTTATTGTTCCACAACTCTGCGAATCTCGATCCTGGGTATGCCGCATTTGTAGTTGACGGGCCAGCACCAACATGGTTATATAAGGCTGGAACTAGTATATGGGATATCTATGTGCAAAAAGCAGAATCTTATGATTATATTGGCATATTGGACGCGAAATATACTGATAATCTTGTAGAAAAATTAACTATAGCATTTACAGATGTGTTTGCATCAAGTGTGCCAAGCGGTGCAATTGCAGCAACAGAACTTTATGAGGACTATGTTGTTGAAACTGGCGCCTCTAATGGATGGACGTGGAGGAAATGGCGTGGTGGACGAATGGAACTTTATGGTTCCGCAAGTCATAACCCGACGGCACTTAACGATGGAATTAATAGCATGACTGTCACCATGCCAGTATCATTTGTAAATACATCGTTTATGGTTTATCTTACCCCTGCGAAGTGTGGATTACTTGTCACAAGATTTGGAGATTGTGCTAGTAATAATGATATTACTCATACAAATAATAGTTTTGTTTTATCATATAGGTATAATCATGGAACCGTGTACACTGTCAATTTCAATGTAATGGTCGTTGGCGGATGGAAATAAAAAGAAACCTCCAATCGGAGTAAAAGAACAAACATAATTTACGCTAAGGAGGTGATTTATCTATGAAAGACTTGTTAGAAGGGATAGAATTTTTGGGTATCCCAACTATAGTAGCGATTATTTTAGTCGGGATATATTTGCTTATTGATTTTAAGGCCAAAATTCTTCCCGAATTTGCTAGTCTTAAAAGATACTTTAAAAAAAGAAAACAAAAGAAAGAAGATGCATTAAAAGAACAACAAGCACAAAAGCAGATGCTTGAAGATATGCAGAAGTCATTGGTTGAAATGAAAAATAGTGTTGACAAATCATTGGGAGAAATGAAAAAGAGTGTTGATGCATCTATAAGCGAGATGAAATCTCACTATACTCCCGAGAAGCTTGCACAGAGAGATGCGTGGATGGACTGGGTTAATAACAGAGCCGAGGTTTATGATTCTTCGGTTGGGAAATTAACCGAAGTAACAGACGCACTTCGCGCAAATAATGAATTGACGCTTGATTTGTATATCAACGTTAATAGACACCGTATTATCGATTTTGCTAGCAAAGTAGTAAATGAAAACATCGCTGTGTCGCGTGAAGAGTTTAACAGAATTTTTCGTGTATACAATGATTACGAGGAAATTCTCAAGAAGCACAATAAGACCAATGGTGAGGTTGAAGTGTCTATTCGCATAATTCGTGAAGCATATGAAAATCATATGAAGAACCATACATTTATCGAGGATTCTCGTGGATATTAAACAATACAAAATGATTAAATGGAGGAATGACTGATGGAAGTTTGGACAACTATTATCTTGCCGATTATATCTGGTTTAGTGGCAGCAATTCCGCTGGTCATTAAGTTAATTGATCTTGCGCAAAAGGTACACAAAGAGAAGAATTGGAGTGCCGTTGTACAGCTCGTGCTCAAACTTATGGCTGAGGCCGAACAAAATTATGTCAATGGCGCAGATAAGAAGGCCTATGTTATGTCTACCATTAAGGCGATGGAAGCGTCGCTACGGTATGACATTGACGAGAAGGCGATTGGTGAACTTATAGATGCTGTTGTGGCGGCTACAAAGAAAATTAACACTAAATAAAAATTTAGGGGATACAGATTATTTTCTGTATCCCTATTTTTTTACGTCTTTATTATCAATATATTCTTGTAATATCACCGTAATTAAATTGTTTGTACTTCTTCTTTCTTTAGACGCAAGTATGTCTAGCCTAATTTTTAATGTGTCAGGAATACGTAGCGTAAAAGCACATATATCTTCTTTTGCCATTTATATCACCACCCTACTCTATTATAAAATAATAATAATATGGTGTCAAATTGGTATTATTTTTTAAAAGGTATTGCATCATTTTAACCAATGTGGTATCATAAAGACACCAAGCAATGGTAAACATTGCATAACAATGAAAAACAATGGGAGGAAATGATATGAATAGACTAGCTTTACTTATTTTGGCAACACTTCAACAGTCTAAAGCAACAGTAGTCGTATCGGCGATGAGTGTATATGAAATTCAAAAATATGCGAATTTGCAGCAATCAATCACCACGTTACATAGGGCTATGAATTTTTTATTAGATGAACAATATATTAAACAGGGATTAAAGGATTCAAAATCAAACACATTTTATTTAACGCCAACAGGCGAACAAATTATTAAGGAGATGTTATAATATGAATGAACAATTTGGAATTATCGGACTTGGGGCTGGAGGCAGTAATATTGCCAATCTATTCGAAGCTAAAAATTATACCACCATGTATATCAATACGAGTATTGAAGATTTAAACTGTATTAAAGGGGTTCATAAGTTAGCGATTTCTGGGGCGGAAGGGGCTGCAAAGGATAGAAAAAGAGTTTTACAACTTGCAATGGAATCATTTGGAGATATTGTTCAAAAAATAGAAAGTGTAATCGCGCAAAAGTATGTGGTTGTTATCTTTAGTGCTGGGGGCGGTACAGGAAGTGGCTTATCTATTCCCATACTTAAATATTTAACTCAAATAGGAAAAATTTGCATCCCAGTGATGATACTGCCTGACGGTCACTCTTCGGCTAAGGTAAACGAAAATGCTTATAATGCCTGTGCAGAGCTAATGTCCATTCAAGGATTAGGGGCAACATTCTTACTAGATAACTCCAGAGGCGACAAATTTGCCATTAATAACCGTTTTGCATGCGAGCTCGACTCTTTTATCAATTTACAAAACTCAAGCGTACATGGCAACATAGACAAGGCTGAGCGTAAGCAAATGCTTTCTTGTCCAGGCGTTGCTGTTATTGGTAAAGTAAGTAAAGCGAAAAGTGTAGCGTCTGAACTTGTTGATAGTCTTTATAATGGAATACATGCCGAAATAACATCTAAAAATGCCTATTATTTAGGCGTAAGTACATCAAATAGATCTTTAGACATAGAAAGTATCACCTCTACTTTCTCAAGCGTTTACGATGTTTTTACAGGCACATCGGAGGCAACTTCAATAATCATAGCAACTGGCTTACAGTTTCCACAAAAGAAAATTATAGAATTTAGGAATAATTTTGAAAAAGTTGTTAAGACTATGAATGACACCAATGTTATGCAGACTTTCGAGCCGTTGGAACCACTTAAGGGATTGTCATTCACACCGACTGCTATTCAACCTCAAGCACCAACGAGCCCGAGAGATATTCTCTTGGGGCTATTGAACAATTAGGGCTACCGAAAGGTAGCCTTATTTTTTTTACGATTATAGCCAAAAGAAAAGCCCTATGCAGATGCATAGGACATTGTATTAATATAGTTTTCTAGATGTGTTGTTAATATCATTTTCAATCCATTTATTAATTTTCATTATATCTTCGAAAGTTATAGTTTCA